GCCATGAGATCATCTGGCCCGACGGCATCACCGAGGGCCAGACTAATACAGCCATCGCGGCGCTGACCGCCCTTGGCATCCTCCAGCGCTGACCCTTCAGAAGAAAGGACATCCCCATGGCCACCATGGACATCTTTGAAGGCGATGCCTTCTCCATCATCGAGCTGACCCGCGCGCTCGAGAACATCCCCTTCAAGCCCGCGATCCTGTCGGGGGCGGGACTGTTTGGCAGTCGTGGGGTGCGCACGCGCACCGTGATGATCGAAAGCCGCGACGGCACCCTGCAGCTGATCCCGTTCTCGGAGCGCGGCTCGGCCTATGAGACCCAGATCCCCGAACGCCGCGAAATGCGCGCCTTTGTCGTGCGCCAGTTCAAGAAGCAGGATGTGCTCTGGGCCTCGGAAATTCAGGGCATCCGCGATTTCGGCTCAGAGACCGCCGTGCAGCAGGTGCAGACCGAGGTCGCCCGCAAGCTGGGCCGGCTGCGCAATGACGCCGAGGCCACCTTCGAGTTCCATCTGTTCAATGGCATTCAGGGCGTGGTGAAGGACCCGAAGGACGGGGCCACGGTGATCAACTATTACACCGAGTTCAATATCACGCCCGCAGCAGAGGTGGATTTCGACCTCGACAATGCCACGCCCGGATCGGGTGCGCTGCGCAAGCGCTGCCAGGCGATGATCGAGAGCGTGGAGGACAGCCTTGGTGGGCTCGCCGCTGGTCAGGTGCAGCTGCGCGCCGAATGCGGCTCGGCCTTCTTTGCTGATCTGGTGGCCCATAAGGAGGTGCGCGAGACTTATCTCAACACGGCAGCCGCCGCCGATCTGCGCGGGCGCGTGGGCGAAGAAGTCAGCTTCGGCGGCATCACGTTCCGGCGCTACCGGGGCGGACTTGGCTTCGGCGTGCCCACGGACAAGGCCTATTTCTATCCCGAGGGGGTCGAGGGGCTGTTCGAGATTTACTACGCGCCCGCTGACACATTCGAGACAGTCAACACCGTGGGCCTTCCGCTCTATGCGCGCATGATCCCGGACCGCGACCGCGACGAATGGGTGCGGCTCGAGATCGAAAGCAATCCGCTGCCGATCTGCACCCGGCCGCAGGTGTTGCGCAGCGCACGGCGGACGTGATGACGGCCTTTGCTGCGGCCATCGACGGTCTCTTTGCCGACGGCAACATCGCGCGGGACGCTGTCTACATCGCCGAAGGCGGCGCCCCCCAACTTGTCCGCGTGGTCACGCGCCGCGCGGATGAGGTCACCAGCTTTGGCGAGGCGCGGCTCTGGTCGGAAACCACGCGTGTCGATCTGCGCGTGGCCGAGGTGCCAAACCCGCGCCCGGGCGACCGGATCGAGATCGACGGCGAGGCGTTCAATATTCAGGGGGAGCCAGTGCGGGATCGCGAGCGGCTGGTCTGGACCGTGGATCTGAGGCCTGCATGAAACTGAAGCTGGATATCACCCCTGACCTCGTCGCCATGATGGCCGCCGAAATCAAGGCGAGCGAACGCGCTGTCACCACCGCCACGCGCGAGGCGGGCAGTAATCTCAAGACTGCCTGGCGCGGGCAGATCACCGGCGCGGGGTTGGGTCAGCGCTTGTCGCGCACGATCCGCTCGGAACAGTATCCCAAGGGCCGCGCCAGCCTGAGCGCCGCCGCACTGGTCTGGTCGAAAGCGCCGGTGATCATCGGTGCGCATGACACCGGGCCTCTGATCCGCTCCCGCGACGGGTTCTGGCTGGCAATCCCCACACCCGCCGCGGGCAAATCTGCGCGCGGTGGGCGCATCACACCGGGGGAATGGGAAAGGCGCTCGGGGCTGCGTCTGCGCTTTGTCTATCGGAGAACCGGCCCGAGCCTGCTTGTGGCCGAAGGCCGTCTGAACAATCGCGGTCGCGCAGTCGCCTCAAGGTCAAAAACCGGACGCGGGCGGACCACCGTGCCGATTTTCCTGCTGGTGCCACAAGTCAGGCTGCCCAAGCGGCTGGATCTGGCGCGGAATGCTCGGGCCGCGCAGGACGCCTTGCCCGGCCTGATCGTGGCGAATTGGGTGGATGGAAAAACCCGATGATCTCCGCTAAATGACCTGATCCGTCATGGGACCGGTTATTCGCATAGGGCTGCGGGCAGTTCACATACTGTCTGACGATCACGCATGGTGAACACCTTTCCAGCATCGACCAGAAGGCCAAGGCCCTTCAGGCGGTGCAGCCATTCGCGTCTGGATACGGACTTCGCCCGCTCGTCGCGGATCAGGCCAATAACATCATTGGCAAAAACCGGGTCGGTGAACTGTGCCTGTGTCATTCGAATACCCTTTCAAGAGAGTGATGCGGCGTGTTTTACGCTGCGATGCATCCGAGGCGGAATTCACGCAACAATAGGGTAATTTCGGGGCGCATTGTTTTTTTACCGGGCAACGAACCAGCAGCCGTGGAGTCAATCTGCCTTTATCCGTGCCAAGCAGACATGGATGTGCCATGGTCGTGTGAACAGCAAAGGCGCACCCATGTCAGTCTATCGCGCGATCTACACGTCACGTCCCTTCGGCTTTGACAGCAATACGCTGAACAGCATTCTGGTGCATGCGCAGCGTGCCAACCCGAGTCGGGGCATCACAGGCGCGCTGATCTGCCGCGAAGACGTCTATCTGCAACTGCTTGAAGGACCGGAAGACGAGGTCAAAAAAGCCATGGAGCGCATCAGGCGCGATGACCGACACCTTGAATTCCAGGTTCATGTCGAAAAGGCCGTCCCTGAGCGGATGTTCGGTAAATGGGCCATGCTGCATGATCCGGCCGTGACATGGATCTGGTCGCGGGCCGAAGTCCGCGATGATGCCATTGAACGCACCACCGAAGCAGAGGTCGAAGGATTTTTCGAGAAGCTCCGCGACAAGACCGATGCACCGGACCTGAATTGATCGGCTATGCAGCGCGCAGTACCCTGCGCCGCCGGATCCAGAGCTCCAACCCGATGAGATAGGGCAGATAGAACGCAAAATACTGGACCTGGTCGAAGGGGCCTGTGAGCGCCTCGTTGCTCCACAGCCCATCGGTCAGGATGTACCAGATCACATAATGCAGTCGGAAGATCAGCGACCCCATCACCAGCACAAAGAGCCGCAGCGCCCATTCACTATGCTGCTCGATCGCGCCCGCCCGCGCATGCCGGAATGTCTGCACCGCAGCGCCCAGCATCAGCAGGCCGTAGAGTGCAAATCCCACATCCATCAATGGCCCGGCGATCGTGCCACGCAGACCGATATAGACCAAACCGCCAAGTGCGACGATGATCGACCCACCGACGATCACCCGGCCGGTCATGCGGTGCAGCCAAGGGACGCGGTGGCGCAACTGACGGACCAGTTGCAGTGGGACAAAACCCATGACCACTGCACCAAGAGCCATGTGCGAGAAAATCGCGAGATTGGGCCACACCTTGTCAGGCGTGTAGATATAGGTCTCCTGGGACAGATCGAGACCGAGCCCGCGCAGACCGAAGCGGGCGGAGTAGACGGCGAAACCGAGCATCGGCACGGCAAGCAGTACGACGCCAGTCAGTTTCATCATCGTCATAAAGCCGGGGATCCGGTGACCCACGCGCGCCTCCAGGGGTTGCTGCCGGGCCATAAGTTAGCGCGCGGACCGATAACGCAACTGCTTCAAGGCAATTCAGGAAATACCGGAATGCCCTCTCTTCGCGAAAGCATCCTCACCGCACTGCATGCGCGGCTCTCGACGCTGCCCGCCACCGCCCTGCGCGGCGATATGCTGCCCGAGCGCGTGCCTGCCAACGGCCTGCTGATCCTGCGCGACGGCGAGCCGGGAGAACCGGAGGTGACGCTCTCGCCACTGGCCTACCACTACCAGCACCGCGCTGAGATCGAGGCGGTGGTGCAGGGTGAGGCCCGTTCTGCGCAGCAGATGCAAGGTTCCGGGGGACCCTTGCAAGGGACCAACGACCGTGACGCGGCGTTTGATACGCTCTGCGCCAGCATCGGTTCCTTGATTGCCGCCGACCGCACGCTTGGCGGGTTTTGCGACTGGGTCGAGGCCGAGGCCCCGCGTCCCGTCGATCTGCCTGTCGAGGGGGCTGCCAGCCTGAAAGCAGCAGTGATCCCGGTGATCCTGCATTACACCACCGCTGACCCGCTCAGCGGCTAATCCTCACAAGCACCAAGGAGAAACACCATGGCACGAGCGCAGGGCGCGCGGGCGCAGATGGCGCTGGCGTTCGAGACAACATATGGCACGCCGCCCGCCAGCGGCTATACGCGGATGCCCTTTGCCAGCGCGACGCTGGGGGCCGAGCAGCCACTCCTGAACAGCGAGCTTCTGGGCTATGGCCGCGATCCGCTGCCGCCGATCAAGGATGCGGTGACCTCGGATGGCGATGTGGTCGTCCCCGTCGATGCGCAGGCGTTCGGCTTCTGGCTGAAGGCTGCATTCGGTGCTCCGGCAACCACCGGGTCTACGGCACCCTATACCCACGAATTCCAGTCGGGCGCGTGGACCCTACCCTCGATGTCGATCGAGACCGGCATGCCGGAGGTGCCGCGCTATGCGATGTATTCCGGCTGCGTGCTGGATCAGCTGTCATGGCAGATGCAGCGCTCAGGCCTGCTGACTGCGACAGCGCGGCTGGTGGCCCAAGGCGAAGCTGTCGGCACCACGACCAGCGCGGGGACACCTGCCACGCTGGACCTGCAGCGCTTCGGCCATTTCAACGGGTCGATCAAGCGCGATGGCGTGGATCTGGGAAACGTCGTCTCGGCGGAGATCACCTATGCCAACAACCTCGACCGGATCGAGACCATTCGCGCGGATGGGCGTATTGATGGCGCGGACCCATCCATCGCTGCGCTGACGGGGCGCATCGAGGTGCGCTTCGCCGACCAGACGCTGGTCACGCAGGCCATTGATGGTGATCCCTGCGAGATGGAATTCGCCTATGTGCTGCCCTCGGGCGACAGCTTCACTTTCACGGTGCACGCGGTCTATCTGCCCCGCCCGCGCATCGAGATTTCTGGCCCTCAAGGCGTCCAGGCCACCTTCGACTGGCAGGCTGCGCGGGATGCGACTGTGGGGCGGATGTGCACCGCAACCCTTATCAATGCAGTGGAGACCTATTGATGCTGACCCTCGATCTGACCAATGCTCCCCGCTGGCATGACCTCGCCCCTAGCGTGCGCGTGCAGTTACGCCCGCTGACCACTGCGCTGATGGTGGCCACGCGCGCTGACCCGGAGGTCGAAGCCGTGCCCGAGGACGCCACGGATGAGACCCGCGCGATGGCGTTCGCAAAAGCGCTCGCACGCCGGGCGGTGCTGGCCTGGGAGGGGATCGGCGACGCCGACGGCACATCCATCGATCCGAGCCCCGAGGCAATCGACGCCCTTCTCGACATCTGGCCGATCTTCGAGGCGTTCCAGCTGACCTATGTCTCGAAGGGGCTGCTGCTGGAGCAGGAAAAAAACGCCTACGCGCCCTCGCCGAATGGGAGTACGGCGGGGGCGCACGATACTGCCAAGCCTGCGAGCCCTGCGAGGGCCACACGCAAGCCTGCCCGGACTGCCCCGCGCGGCTGAACCGGCCCCTCACGCAGGAAGGTTGGCAGGTTTGGGACCTGGCGCAGCGCCTTGGCGGCCAGCTGCGCGCTGTCCCCGGCGCCGTGATCGGCTGGGACATGGGCGCGGCGCTGGCGCTGGCCGAGGCGCTGGGCGTGCCGGCGGTCGTCGCCGCTGAACTCCTGCCGCCCATCGAGGCGGTGATGGTCAGCAAGATCAACGAACAGATGGACAGCGCGCATGGCGGAGAAACGGGTTAGCGTCCGCCTCGCGGCGGTGGGCGGGCGTCAGGTCCGTTCCGAGCTCGAGGGCGTCGGTGAGGCCGGCAAGCGCGGCTTCGGACGGCTGAGCGCGGAGATGGAGGCCGCGAACCGGCGGCTCGCTGGCTTCGCGCGGCGCGTGCGGGTGGCGGCGGCTGCTGCGGTGGCGGCCGCCACGGCGGCGGGCGTGGCCATGGTTC